CGTCTTCGTCAAGCTGCCAAACGTGGCCGCGATTGTCGGCCGCACCATCACAGACTTTGCACATTTCCCGTTACTCCCTGCGTTTGTTTTCGTTAAAGCAAATGTACAACGCATTACTTGTATTGTCTTGCGTATCCCGACGAGCGGTCAACAAAAAGCCCGACGAGAGCCGGGCCTTCTGGTGTTGCTTTAGCCGTTACGCCAGGTCGTCCGCGTCAGCGCCGTCCGCGATCTCTTCGAAGTCGCTGGCGTCTGCCGAGGTGCCGCCACCCGAGAACGCTTCGCCGTCTTTGACGAACTGGACGCCTTGGAGCTGGGCGTTGATCCGCTTGCCGTAGCTATTGTCCTGAGCCCAGATGTCAATGATCGCGTTTACTACGCTGCCGGAGTACGGCTTGCCGTCTTGAGCAGTAAGCGGCGTGCGGTCGCGGTCAACAACGGTTGGGCGAACGGTGTTGTAGGCATTCAGAAACAGATTGCCCTCGTAGCCGGCCAGGGAAGCTTTGCTGTCGCCGTTGTGCACCAGCAGTTTGCCGCCTGCAGTAAGTTCTTTCTTCACTGCCGGCCACTTGGCGCCCCACTTGGCCTTGCCGACTTCTTCGATTACCGCGTCGAGTGCAGGAATGCCGCCGTGATCAGGCGCAAAGAGGAACGCAGCGGAGAACTGGTCTTTGCCTTGCTCGTTGGCCTTGGCGGTGAAGATGTTGGGGAAAGAAATGCGGACGTTTTGGATAGTGTGTTTCATGGTAAATCCTCAGTTTTATGTCGTTGGTGTTTCAGTGGTTTGGCGTTATGCCGAATATCAGTTAACGGTTGAAAGCGTCACGGGTATAAAGATCGTAAACGGGTGTTTTCTCGGCCGCTGCGATAGCCTCTTGCCGATCCCAGAACAGCTTTCCGACTGCTGCGTAAGCGTAGGGCTTAGCCCCCGGTTTGATCGCTTCGTCAGTTGTCTTGCGCGGTGTTTCGTTCATACCAAATCCTCGAAGTTATCAATCACAGCTTCCTCCGCCGGCAGCTCTTCGAACTGCTCGGCAATCGCCATGCTCAAGGCCGGACGCTTGTCGCTGGCCGGTGCTACCGATGGCTTGCCATCGCTACGGCCGATCAATGGCTGCAGCTTGTTCCACTTGCGCGGGTTGGCTTCTTTCAGGACCCGCTCAGCCTGTGTAGGGCTGATCACTTTGAAGTCGTACATCTGATCGACCTTCAAGCGCATCGCCTTCATAGCGGCTTCTGCTTCCTGCTCACTGGTCCAGGTACGTGCGCCCTGGCGACCTTCGACTAGCTTGTACCGCGGATCGGTGAAGGTGCCGGTCAGGAGGCGTCTCTCTGTCTCGGCGCGCACAGCCTTGACGAAACCTTCAAGCTGATCAGCGGCATCCATCAACGTCGCCAAGCGCTCATCCGATGCGTCTGGCAACTTGACTTCAGCTGCTTCGAGTGCCGGTCGAATGCTCGGCTTCTTGACGACGAACCGGGCGACCTGATCGTCTTCGTTGTGCTGATAATCGACCGCGGCGGGCTTCACGCCGAAGCTCTGCGCAAGCAGCTTTTCGGCCTGTTCGATCGACACCTGGACGAATCCCTTGTCGAGATCGACAAAGTCCTCAGTGACCAACTGAATCAAGTGGTCGCGGTTCTCCGGGCACGTCGCCTTGACCTTGCAGAATTTGCATTGCTTTTCGCCGGGTACAGCGGTCAGACCTTCTTCGCCGGCCAGGATTAGCGCTGCCGTTTGGCGGATAGCTTCGATGCGCTCGTTCATCTCGGCGACCGACAATTTCCACACGTCGAAGTGGTTCAAGCGGGGCTGCAGAATGTGAAGCTCGATCTGCTCAATCTCGCCGAGCGGATCGAAGTCGGCAACTGCCGCGGCGCCGTAGATCAGCAGCTGCTCATTGTCTTCTGCAAAGACCTGGACGCCCCTTCCATATTTGAGATCCCCCACGATTGCCGTGCTGCCTTTAATAACGACTGCGTCGCTGGTGCCCGTAGCGCCTTGCTCGCCGGTTATGAACTCGATGGAGAGCTTCTGCTCAGGGTAGATCGTGGCGCCGTCAGCGATGCTGTGCAGCACGTCCAAGGCTTTTTGCACTTCACGCGCCATCTCTGGCCCGACAGGGAAACTACCTTGAGCGTGAAAACCTGTGATATCGCCGACGGCAATCGAGCAGCCGATGAACTTGGCCGCTTCGCAGTTCTGCAGCAAGCACTGCTCCATAAGGAAATGCGCCGCGGTACCTTCGTCGGAAGCTTCGTTACGCTGATCCGGCATGTCTTTCTCCCTCCAGGGCTTTGCATTACAACGCAAAGCGGCTGGCATACCACTAGGACTCAAGAAGGCATGTGACATGGGTCGTTCTCCAGCATCACGAATCCTTCGTATACTTGCAGACCGGCTAAGCTCGCGGAACGCAACTCACCCAGTTTCCATCGACTGGCGTCTCCTTCCTTCAGGCATACAGCACGCTTTGGATCAACAAACAGCAGAACTGTGCCCCGAGGTGTAGCCATTAGAACCGGGAAACTTGGTTTTGCTTCGGGAATGGCATTAGGAGTCCGGACGGTCATGGCTTAGCCCTCTAGCGCTTGCAGATCGGCGTAAACGGCTTCCAGCTTCGCCTGATTGTTCACGGTGCTGAAGTCGTCTTCTTTGTCCAGCAGGACTTTCAGGTTGGCGATACCGTGCTTGGTGTTGAGCGCCTTGATTTCTTCACGCTTACCGCCACCGGCCAGTTTCAGAACCAGTGCGCGAACAGTTTCATAAGGAACGGCTGTTGCGTTCGGCGCTTGGTCTTCTGGAGCATCGTTGTTTTCGTCTGGCTCTACTACAGGATCGGCTTTCTTCTGCTCAACTTTGGCCGGAGCCTTCTCGGCTTTTTCTGCCTTGGGCTTGTCTTCCGACTTCGCAGGAGTGCGGCCGGCCAGGGAGAGGGTCAGCAGCTTGACGGCTTCGGTGTTCGCGAGCAGCGCTTCGGTATGGGCTTGGATAAGGGCTTCGATCGACATGTTGCATGTTCCTTTTCGGTTAAGGTGTGCCGCGGATGGTAGAGAGCGGCACAAGGTATGTCAAGCGGTTTGGTTGCTAATACTTGTGGCTATTCAGCTAAGATCCAACGCCTGCGCACCGACGTATTCTGTAACAGCCTTCACGTCGCCGGGCCATGCTGCCCAGGTGTGCTTCAAAGGGCGCCATAGCCGATCAGTCTTTATGCTTTCCAAAGCCATCTTGAAGTGCACGTCGTAGCACTGGACAGTTCCGTCATCGTTAATCCCTTCTACGACTAGGCAGGTTATGTCCGGCCCCGGCATACCGAAAACGAATTGATAAGCGACACCTATACGGATGTCGTTACCTTGTTGATCTTTCATTCTTCATATCCTTTCCAGTAATGGCAGAACCAACCGTGATCCGGACTGGCGCTGCCTTTGCGATGCCGACCATTGTCCCAAGGGAATCCGGAACAGGTGCAGCCGGCGCGTTTGTGTTCAGTGAGGCGGCGATAGCTATCCACTCGATACGATACGCCGCACGCGCATAGGGGTTCTCTCAGGTAGTGCTCAGGGTGCTTTGCTAACGTCCGCCTAGCGCCACATTTGCGGCAGCGGCACGGATAGCGTTTCACGAGACTGGTAAACCGGCTATATAAGCGAAAAGCACCGCTCCTGAAAGGTTAATGGCATTGGCGATGCGAATCCCTGTCGGATCTTGCGCCGGAAGCCACGCGATTACGGCGAAAAACACAGAGCCGGACACGCACAGGATCTGATAAGAGCTCATCGCCCTGCCCTCAGATCGGCCAGTTTGCGGGTTAGGTCCATTGAGGAACGCAAGGCGGCTGCATGCTCTTTGATCTGATCTCCGTGAACCCAACTCGCCATGCCGGGTAGTTTCCGTGCCTTGCGCAACGCTTCAAGCGCTTTCTTGGTACGCATGATCTCAATCAGCGCCTCGTCAATCGTTTGGTCCTTGATCATCGTTTCTCTCCCCATCTTTTCGAGCCGGGCTGCGCCGGCGTTAAGAGTGCGTCTTCGACACTCATCCCCAAACGAACACGGCGACGAACGTTTTCGTACGCTACGACGCCGATAGTTTTGGCCAGGGAGTGCAATGTTCCGTGCACCCCGTTAATCGTGTAGTGGGGTCTAGCAGCTACGCTGGCGGCCTGCATGGCTGCGGCACGCTCAGGATTGCCCCGGGGTTTGCGATCGCGCTGGTACTGGCGCTGTCCTATGGACCGACCCTTCGGCCACTTAAAGCCTATGCTCTGCTGGTAGTAATAGAGCTTGGTCAGGCTCAAACCGAGAGCCTGGGCGACGTCAGCGCGCGTCCAGCCGGCTTCGGCCCACTCCTTGATCTGTGCTTCAGTGTTCATCGCCTTTAGCCTCCTGCGTCTTGAGGAACGCACGCTGGCGTTGTATTTGCCGCACCGACTTGCCCAAGCGTTCGGCAATGACCCGGTTTGGCAGGATGGCGCTCAGGATCATGCGGTTCTGCGCCTCGGTGTAATGCGCAGTGCCCATGGTCGCGGCGAACTCGCTCACGGTTGCCGTTCCAACTTTTTAGCGCGACTTGGAATCTCGCAGCACTCGTGAAAGATCCACTCGGGATCCTTACGATCGTCTAGAACAAAAGCCCAGCAACCCGCAGGTCCCTCTTTCCAGTACGCAGCGAAGTAAACGTCCGTCACGGCTTCGGAGTAGTGCGTAGCACCTTCTTGTACGTTGTTCATGGCTTCATCATCCGATTAATGATCTTGGTGGTAGTGCGGGCCGCCTGCTGCTCCTCGTAGGGGCAGACGTGGGCGACATGCGAAGGGCTCAGTAGCAGACCGCTATGGGTAATGAAACCCATCGGGCACCACGGGCGTTGATGAATGCTTTTGTTGGGTTTCATGGTCTGCGTACTCCTAGCAGTTGTTCGGGGACGACGCGCATGGTGGTAGGCCCTACAGCCACGTCGTAGCTCTTCGTACCGACCTTCACGACACGCGCCAGGCACTTGTGGTACTCGCTCTGCGTGTCGTTAATGCGAACGGTCTGATTGGGTTTGAAGCGGTTCACTTGGAGCGCTCCAGAAGCATAGCGTCGGCCATTTCGTAAGCCGTTTCGCTGAGACACTTGTTAAGCTCGGCGCCGGAGGCGTAGGACTCGAAGTCCTCCCAGTAAACCTGGGTCAGCGAAGCCATAGCCAAAGCGGCGAAGTGGTCGCGCAGGGTCATACCCGCGAACTGCTGGGAGGCGCCCGGCGAAAGCATGCCGGTGTCGAAGAATCCCGGCTGATGCTTCGAAGTTTGGTTGTGGTACTCGAACGGGTAAACCGGACCACCGTTGTCTTTTGCCATTTCCCTTGTCCTATCTGCATTTGTGTGACGCCACTATACAACACGAAACTTGCGATTGCTTGTAGGCCCGACGAACGGTTAGGGTTTCACCGCTACTTCGAAAGGGAAGTTGGCGTAGACGATCCACCATGCGCCGATGGCAAGAATCAGAAAGAAGATCGATTCTCCGCCCAGTTTGCCGGCGAAGCCAAGCGAGAGACGCGCCATGACGAGTGTTGCGGTGCTTAGGTAAAGCGCGATGCCTAGCAGGCAAAGCCATCCAAAAATAATCATTTCTTCCGATCTCCTCGGCTTGAATTCACAAGGGGCTTCTGGCCGTCCTTCAACGGCCAGGGTGATTCCGTATGGCAATCCGGGCAGTGGATAATGCGTAGGCTGCTCATACGTATCACGTCCGGATTACCGCACTTTGGGCATTGGAGGTTCATTTGCCGAGAGCCTTAGCGATCACTGCCTGCGCTCTCTGGATAGAATCCCAGCATTCTTCCTGCGCGCCGAGCTGACCATTAGCATCTGGATAGTGGCAGGCGACCATATGTTGCAAAGCAGACAGAAGGTCCGGGGCGGCTGAAATAAGATCAGCATTGGCCAGTGCGGTTTCTCTCTGATCGGGCTCCTTAGCTGAGTGCGCGACCATGCAAACCATCAAGCCTTTATGGCCGACTGTAGGGCAGCCATTAGGCTGAATTTCCCATCCGTAATCCCACGGTCCCGGTGTTCCTTTGAATTCGCTCATTTCAGCGCACCTCGGCACTGCGCCACTTTGACCTGCTCACTTTCCCAACTGGCTTTCTTCAGCGCTTCGTACTGGTCGGCCTTGATCAGGCCCAGGCCGTAACGGGAGAGCAACAGCTTGCGATCCTGGTTGCCCTTGAACGCTGTCAGCTTGGCGCATTCGCCGGCAGGCCTTGGCTCTGTACTGTCAGCGATCGCGTTTGCAGATAGGGCTAGGGTGAGAAGCAGGAGGATGTTTTTCATTTAAGTGACTCCGTTTGAGGTATAGGTAGACTACAAGTACGAGCTTGATGTGTCTAGCGGTTGTCGATAATTTTTATAAGCTTGTAAGCAACCTTAATCAATCGTAGGATGTGCCGAATTGATCAATAGTCCTGAGGCTTGAAAATGGCAACTCGCAGAAAAGTAGAATCCAAATTCCGTGACAGCAGCATCCTTCGGGCTATTGCCCATACCGCCGTGCGCCTGGCCTTCAACGGCGTAAAGCCCGACGAGGCCGCCGAAGCAATCCGCGCAGAGGCTGCGAAGATCGGTATTGCCAACCTGGACCAAGCAGATAAAGTATTCGGCGCCAATCTCTCGGCTGGTGAGATCGACGATTCCCGGCTAACTGCGCTGATTGAAGAGGCTCTTGCCAAAAACGCCTCGGGTAAGCTGCTCAATACCCTATACGGTGCCAAATCCTATAACGGTCTGCTGCGCGCCCTTCTCATAGAGGGCAGCTTCTCGGAGATCGCCAAGCGCGTCGGCGTATCCACCCAGGCCGTTCAGCAGTGGGCAGATCAAGGATACGTGCCGCTCAACCGTATTCCTGAGTTCGAGTCGATCTATGGCATTCCCCGTACCGAACTGATGAACCCGAAGTACGCTGCTGCTCTCGCAGAACCAAACTTCTCTGCTGACGTGTGACGAAAATGGGCTCCGCGAGGAGCCCTTAGTTTTTAGCCCAAGTCTTGTCTTCCGTTGTGCCCTAGGTTGGCGAATTCGAAATTAGCCTTATCTACGCACGCATTCACCAAATCGGCGCCGTGCATTTCCGCGTACCTGAAGTCCGCTCTTCGAGCGTTGCAGCCCCACATATTCGCTTGATCCAGAACGGCGTAACGAAAATCGGCTTTCAGCAGATTAGCTGAGTGGATGTTGCTGCCGAAAAGGTTTGTGTACTGGAAATTGCAGCCGCGCAAGCTGGCGTAGCGAAAATCTACCCCTCGCAGATCTCGATGGCTGAAATCAAACCCATCTAGCGAAACCCCATTGAATGCCGCCTGCTCTCCTTCAGGAAAATCCCTAAGGGCTTCGCTATCGCGATGGTCGTGCTTATTGGCCTCGTCTTGCCGTGCTAGGTAGAGCCGATGCTGCTCTAGGCTTTCTTCTATCTGTTGCGTCGTGTATTGGATCATTTCAGCGCCTTTTGAGATATTTTCGTGTGGCTCACAACATATGGTAGAAATAGGTATTAAGCAAGCGTATGCTGAGGCCACGCAAACCAAGTCAGGAACAGAATTATGTTGGAGCAATGCACTACAGGAATCGCGGATGCGATCGTATCGGCCGGCGGCCAGGGTGCTTTGGCACGCAAGGTAGGTGTGTCTCAGCAAGCGGTATCGCGATGGGTAAAGCGTGGTTGGGTCCCCGTAACCCACATAGTCAAGGTGGAAGAAATGTTTGGAGTTTCCCGCGCCCGCCTCATCAACCCAAAGCATCTGACTCTCGTCAATCATGCTGAGGGTTAAGCCGTGGAGCCCAAAGCAATGACAGATATTGAGAGCGTCCAGGCGCCCACCGTCCTGCGCGAACTGAAGCAATGGCTCATCTGGAGACTAGAGAATAACCCGCACGGGCCTAAGCCCCGCAAGATGCCTTACTACGCATGGAGCGGAAAGACCCGCGGTAAGCAAAACACGCCTGATGATATCCGCCAGTTGGTGGGCTTCTCTGAGGCCAAAGCGGCTGCAGCTAAGAAGGGCGCTGAATGGGGCGTCGGCCTGGCCATGATCAAGGGCTCCCCGGTTACAGCTCTGGACTTCGACCGCTGCGTGACTACAGGCGCAGACGGCAAACCTGAAATCGATCCCTGTGTAGCGCAGATGATCGATGGGACGTATGCCGAGATCAGTCCTTCTGGAACTGGGGTACGCGCTTTCGTAGCCGGCGAAGTAGGTAATGGTCGTCAAGCGCACCATGAGGACTGGGAATACGGTCTTGAGCTGTTTAACGGTACTGGCTTCGTTACCTTCACCGGCAACGTCACGGAAAACACCAAGCTCTTCGGCGACGAGAACACGGTAGCTAAACCGACCCGCGCTTTGCTTGATCATATAGAGCAGCGCTTTGGACCCTCCGCACCAAAAGAGAAGGCCGTTTCCTCCGGCGAGTATGAAGTCTTCACTATGTCCGGTCCTCGCGTGGGCATGTCGATAGAAGACCTGCGTGAGATGCTGACCAACCTCGATCCGAACATGCGCAATAAAGAGTGGCACGATCACAGCGCTACACAGGGATCGAATTCAGGTTTGCCGTCTGCGCCTGTAGTCACGCAGCGGTCGAAGTCCAGGGCTCTAACGGGGGAGCCCTTGATCATGGCCAGACAGACGCCCCATTCAGCGACAGTCATAGCTGAAGCCCCTTTGGCCTCATAGAAGCGCAC